ACACCAACACAAGAAGGCGTAGAAGCTGTTGATATTGAAGCTGTACAAGAAAGAGTTAGAAAACAAAGAGAAGAGGAAGAACGACAAAGAGCTTTAGAGAGATCTGGTGGTTCAGGCTTTACATACCCTGGTATGTACGGTATAACTTCAGTCAAAGGTGTAATATAATTAACAGGAAAGAGATATGGTAGATAGTATAGATAAATCATTACCCAATACAGTTGAGGAAGTTAAAGATACAGAGTTTCAAGAAAAAGAAGTAGCCGTTCCCGGTTCAGAAGAAGTTATTACAACAGACACAAGTGAAGTTGTTATGGATGAAACTGGAGGAGCAGAAGTTACTTTTGATCCTACAACTAGTACAGATAGAAGCACAGAAGGTCACTTTGCAAATTTAGCAGAAGACATGTCTGATGGTGAGTTAGAATCTTTAGGTTCAACTCTTTTTGATCAATACACAGAGTACAAAGAATCAAGAGCAGATTGGGAACAATCTTATAGAGAAGGTTTAGAATTATTAGGTTTCAAATACGAGAGAAGAACAGAACCCTTCAAAGGTGCATCAGGTGTTAATCACCCTGTACTAGCTGAAGCGGTTACACAATTTCAAGCAACAGCTTACAAAGAATTATTACCAAGTGATGGTCCAGTAAGAACACAAATTTTAGGTGCTACCAATGTTGAAAAAGAAGAACAATCTAAACGTGTTAAAAATTTTATGAATTATCAACTTATGGATAAGATGAAAGAATACGAACCAGAGTTTGATCAAATGCTTTTCTATCTACCCCTGTCCGGTTCTACTTTTAAGAAAGTTTATTATGACGATCTTTTAGGTAGAGCCGTATCTAAATTTGTACCGGCAGAAGATTTAATTGTACCTTATTCAGCAACATCATTAGATGACACAGATGCTATTGTACATGTCATTAAAATTTCTGCTAATGAATTAAGAAAACAACAAGTTGCAGGTTTTTATAGAGATGTAGAATTAGGAGAACCTCCTGTAACATCAAATGAATTATCAGATAAAAAATTAGAACTAGAAGGTATTACAAAAGATGGTCAAGAAGATCAGTATACACTTTTTGAAATGCACACTAATTTAGATTTAGAAGGTTATGAAGATGTTAATCAAGAAGGTGAACCTACAGGAATTAAATTACCTTACATTGTAACGTTTGCAGAAAACAATCAAACTGTTTTATCCATTAGAAGAAACTATCAAGCAACAGATTCAATGAAAAAGAAAATAGATTACTTTGTACAATTTAAATTTTTACCTGGAACTGGTTTTTATGGTTTTGGTTTAATTCACATGATTGGTGGTTTAACTAGAACTGCAACTGCAGCTTTAAGACAATTATTAGATGCAGGTACATTAGCTAACTTACCAGCTGGTTTTAAAACTAGAGGATTAAGAATTAGAGACGATGCACAACCATTACAACCTGGTGAATTTAGAGATGTAGATGCACCTGGTGGAAACATCAGAGATCAGTTTATGCAATTACCATTTAAAGGACCGGATCAAACATTACTTTCATTAATGGGTATAGTTGTTCAAGCAGGCCAACGCTTCGCGTCTATCGCAGACTCACAAGTAGGCGATATGAACCAACAAGCTGCCGTGGGTACAACTGTTGCATTATTAGAACGTGGTTCACGTGTAATGTCAGCGATTCACAAAAGATTATACGTTGGTCTAAAACAAGAATTCAAATTATTAGCAGAAGTTTTTAAAACTTATTTACCAGCTGTATATCCATACGATGTTGTTGGAGCTACAAGAAATATTAAAGTTCAGGACTTTGATGATAGAATAGATATTATTCCAGTTGCTGATCCAAACATATTTTCACAAACTCAAAGAATTAGTTTAGCTCAAACACAATTACAATTAGCTCAAACTAATCCACAAATACATGATCTATATCAAGCGTACAGATCTATGTATGATGCGCTTGGTGTTAAAAATGTAAATGCAATTTTACCACCACCAGCACAACCAACTCCTATTGATCCTTCACTTGAAGAAATTGCTGCAATGGGTATGAAACCTTTTCAAGCTTTTCCAGGTCAAGATCACAAAGCACACATTGATTCACACTTAAATTTTATGCAATCTAATATGGTACAAAATTCACCATCTGTTATGGCTGCATTACAAAAAAATATTCTAGAGAGAATTAGTTTAATGGCTCAAGAACAGATTCAATTAGAATTTTCTCAAGAATTAATGCAAGCACAACAAATGCAAATGATGTTACAACAAAATCCACAGAACCCACAGTTGATTGCGCAAGCTCAAGCACTAACAAATAAGATTAATGCAAGAAAAGCACAATTGATTGCTGAAATGACTAAAGAATATATGGATGAAGAACAAAAAATTATGGGTGAGTATAGTGGTGATCCATTAATTAAGTTAAAAGCAAGAGAAGTTGACTTAAGAGCTAAAGAAAATGAGCGAAAATCTAAAGATGATCAAGAAAGAATTGATTTAGACACTGCAAAAGCACTTATGAACCAAGAAAATCAAGAAGATAAGCTTGTTCAAAATGAAAAACTAGCAAAATTAAGAGCAAGTGTGTCATTAGCTAAACAAGGCATGGCAGACAAGAGTAAAATTCACGATTTTGGTAGAAATTTCGGAAAAAAATAGATATAATTAATACAAGGAGATAAATATGAGTAAAGATTGGCAAAGAGGTTCAACATTCATGAACAAAGACGTTAAGATCGAAAAAGAACTTGGCGTTGGCAAAGATGGTTACCAAACAGGTGGTGTTACTATCGAAGCTACTGATCCATCAACATCACAAACAGTAGATGTTAAAGGAACAAGAAGAATGAGAGCTGATAAGAAACCAGTAAAAGCTACTTGGTACTAATATGTGGTTCTCGGCAATTAAATTAGCCGTTTCTGCGGGAAGTAAAATTTATTCTAACCGTCAGAAAGCAAAAGTGGCAATGTCTGATGCACAATTATTGCATGCAGAAAAACAAGCTCGTGGTGAAGAAGCTTACCAAGGTAAACTTTTAGAAGCGAGACAAAACGATTATAAAGACGAATTTGTGCTCGGAATATTGAGCGCACCGATTATTGTTCTGGCATGGGCAGTGATATCGGACGACCCAACTGCGATGGACAAGGTAAATACTTTCTTTGAACATTTTAGTAACCTGCCGAAATGGTTCACTAATTTATGGATACTTGTAGTTGCAAGTATTTTTGGTATAAAGGGAACTCAAATATTTAAAGGAGGAAAAAAATAATGGCAAATAGAAGATATAACACACAAGTTGCTCAACCAAGAGGAGCAGACAGAGTAAAAAGAGCTGGCGGCGGTATGGGCGGCAGATCGGGACCGATGATGTATTCACGTGGACAAGGTGTAAACATGAGATCTAAAAGAGTACCTACTGAACTTATGGACAGAGGCGCTATGAAAAAAGGTGGTAAAGTAATCAAACCTAAAGGTCCAGGTGTTTTAAGACCTAAACCTACAGATAGATATGGTCAACAAATGAAACCTAAACCAATTAAACCTGGTAAAAAAGATGGTGGAATCTTACGTGGAATGGGTAAAAAAGAAAAAGGTTTAACTTTAGAGAAAGCAAAAAAATCTAGAGAAAAAATCCAAATGGACATGTTTAAGAAAAAAAGAAAAGAACAAAGTGATAAACCTAAAACACCACTTGGTGGAAAAATGAAAAAACCTAAACCAGGTTCTTCAGATTATCAAATAATACAAACTCAACCTCAAAGACCAAGTCAAATTCTACCTAAAAAAGCTAAAGGTGGTAAAGTTTTAAAACCTGTAGACAAAAATAAAAATAGGGGTTTATCAAAATTACCAACTCAAGTTAGAAACAAAATGGGCTACATGAAAAAAGGTGGCAAAGTTAAAAAATTTGGTGGTGGTAAAAAATAATGGCTGGTCCAGGTTTATACGCAAACATCCATGCTAAAAGAAAACGTGGTGGTAAGATGCGTAAAAAAGGTGCTAAAGGTGCACCAACAGCAGCTAACTTTAAAAGAGCAAAACAAACAGCGAGATCATAAAGGAAGAAAAAATAATGGCAAATAATAGATTTAATAAACAAGTATCACCTAAAGGATATAAAGAGGGTGGAATAATCCCTAAAAATTTTAAAAATTTAACACCTGGTGCTATAAATACTGCTAAAAAAATAAAGAAGAAGAAAGCACCAAAAACATCTATTAAAGAAAAAATTCTTCCTAATAAGAAAAAGAAAAGACTAGAAGAACTTAGAGAGTCATTAAAATAATGGCAAAACTTTGTCCAAAAGGTAAAGCTGCGGCGAAGAGAAAATTCGATGTTTATCCTTCGGCATATGCAAACATGTATGCATCTAAAGTTTGTAAAGGAAAAGTAAAAGCTAAAGATGGTGGATTCATCGCTAGAGGTTGTGGCAAAGTAATGTCCAACAAGCGTAAAAAAACTAGAATGGT